TTTAAATGCAGATTGTTTAAGAGAAATAAGTTTTGATGAAGATGATAAAACTTATGCTTATATAATGATTCTTCCAAAAAGTAAAGTGAAGAGTTATGGTTTAGAGACATTTGCTTTTAAAGAACCATATGCTAATAAAGATTGTAATGCAAGATATTTTAAATGGGGCGATAGAAATGTAGGTATATTACCAGCAAACCAGCCATCAATTACTGGATTATTTGATCCTTTGGTTGTATTTCGATATAAAAATAGTAATGAATCTTCAGATTTAGGAATATGTGTGTCAAGTGTAAAATGTTCAGTAGAAAAAATTAGTATAGATGAAAAAAATGATTTAAGAGATAATATAGGTAATTTTATTAGAGAACCACCATTATCTATAAGAGAAGTAAATTATTCACAAGGATGGAGTAATTTTTATTCAGTTTATTATGGAGGAAATAGTGATGATAGTGAATTAACTGAAGATCAGAAATTTTTAAGAAGTGAAATGATACAAATGTGGGCAGGAAATGATAATGAATTTATTAATGATAATTGTATAGGACCAATAAAGATAAATGGTCCATGGGTTAAACCCGAAATGATGAATTAATAAGATAAGTTTTAAATTTTATTTATAATATCAATTTGTTAATTTTTTGAATTTAATAAGATAGTAATTTATGTATCGCTATTATATCCTTAATAACTCATAGGTCAATATTTTAAATCCATAATAAGAAATAAATATTAAAATAATTAACATCATTTATAGTATTTATGGTTATCAAAGGACAAGAGTTAATTACCAGTTATAGCGATACATATAATTGTATTTTCAAAAAGATAATATTAAATTTAATTTTGTTTCAATATAAAATTAATTCTTAAATAGATAAAAAATATATAATAGAATGTTTTTCTTATGAAAAATCGGAAATAATTTCGGAGCGTTCCGATTTGCCAAAGGCAAAGTAGGAACACGCCGATCTTTGATCGGCATTGGGGCATAAAGCCCCCTACGCCAACGAAGTTGGCATTGGCGCAAAAGCGCCCAACTCAGATAGGGCTTATGCCCTATCATCTGCTACTTTTTTTGGCTATCATTATTGTTGGTGCATTGAGATTTCCTTTTCCCCTTGTCATACAAGGCATAACGCTTGCATCTACAACTTTTAGGTTATCTATTATACAAAAGTTTATTATGTAGTGAATATATTAATTATATTTTAGATAAAGAAATAAAATTATTAGTAAACTATAGACAGTTGGATCAAGAAAATCTTTTGGATCATGATAAATAGAGATTCACCCAATCTATAAAATAGTGATATTGTTTTAGAGTAAGTGGTTTTTTATTTTTTCTGATGAAATCATTACACAATAATTGTAAAACAATATCTAAACGTTTCATTAAATTCTTTTGATCGAGATCAGGTCTCATTTGGTATAAATTAATTTTTTCATGAATATTTAGAGGTTTTAATTTTTTTTTTTTTTTTTTAGTATTAGTTTCAAAATGTTGAAATGTAACTTTTTTGATCATTAAAAAAAAAAAGTAAAATATTCTTAAATAATTTTGTAATTATAAATTACTGATTTTTTTCTTTTTTTTAATAGATCTTGTTTTTTTTGACTTTCCACCTTTTTGAATGTTACAAGCGGGACAATTATAACAACCCCATCCGGATGCACAACCGGTTCCATAAGTGAAACGACTATTCCACGCGAGTTCAGACATAGTTGGATTGCTGGCTGGACACCAATCACAACCTTGAGTAGCCCATAATCCACCATTCATAAATTTCTTAGTATTTTTTTTTTTTTTGATAGATTTTCTTTTTTTTGATAAAAGAGTTTTGGATTTAGATAATATCTTTTTATTTTTTTTTATTTTTTTAGTGATATATGATCTAGATGATCTAATGGATTTAGAGGTGGTTTTATATTTTTTCATTTATTATAAGTTTAGATAAATTTATAATATTTTTTTAAATAATTCGTTCAAATTATTTTTTTTAAATAATTATAGTTTCAGAGAGAAATTTCTGATATAATAATATGATAATTGATCTAGATATTTAGAAAACAATAAGAAATTATTATTATTAATTCTTTCATTAATACAATTATAATTTTGAAGATCATCTCTATAGTTAATGGATGATCTAAAAACCCATATATTTTTTTTGATTACTTCATGATTTAAGGATGGAAATTTAATATTAATTTGATTAATAATAATTGGAAAAATATGATAATCTATGCAAGATTTATGAATATGATTTATATTCATTTTTGTGTTTATTTGTATGAGCTTTAGATTATGATTTAGATATTTATTTTTTAGGTTATTTTGATTGATAAATTTTATATAGTTTTGGAGGATTGTATGTATAAGTATTTTATCACCGTATAATCCTCCAAAACTAATACGGAATAATAAAGAATAGAGTAATGATTTTATGTTGATATCCTTAATAGTTTCTATTTGTATAAAGTAGGTATGAATTTGATTTTGTGATTTTTTTTTAAAAGTTTCACGAAATTTACATGTTGCTAGAAAATGAACAACGCCGAGTAGATAGTTATTAATTTCGGTGGAAGGTTGATAGTTAGGATAAGCTGCAATGAGCCACATAATAATTGTGAATGAGTGATGTAGCAATACATCTTCAATCATTATAATACTTAAACGTCTTAGAAAATCAATATAATAAAGTTCTAAAAATTGAAAAGCGCAATGTATAGAGTTAACTATTAATTTTCTTCGAATACATTTTTGTAAATTTGATTTTAATATTTTTTTATTGCAGATTTCTGAAATATGAGATTTATTATCTGAATGATAAAAATTGGTTTTTTTTTTGAAAGATAGATTACCAACAATATGTATGATGATTGTTTGGTTATTGATCTTCCAATTAATTTTCTTATGTATATTAAATTTTTTTGGCATGGTGTAGGTCCATATACATTTTGTGGGTTTATGAGTATGAGTCCATTCCAAGTAAAATATATTTGGTATAGATTTGAGTTTATTGGATTTTGATTTAGAGCGTATTAACCAATTATCTAGGGTTAAATTCATTAAATTTAAAAAAATTATAGGATTAAATAATCAAATTTTTTATTAATATAATTAATTAAAATGAAAACTTTTGATATTTCTTTTTTCTTTGTTTAATATCTTTAGAACAAATTGATCAATTTTTTCAAGTACATATGGATTATTAATTTCAAGAAAATCTCTGAAAACGTTATTATATTTTGTTTCAACTATACCAGATGTCGTAGTAATATTATAGATTGATTTTTTAAATTGTTTATTGGTTAAGTTTAGATTATTGATTTTAACCCATTTATTGTTATGATAAACAATATTTTCACCGGAGCACAAGATATGATTATAATCATAAATATAATCGTTGTAAACATTATTGACTATGGATGTAACTTTTCCTTTAGAAGTTTTATCTCCAATCTGGATATTTTTTATTTTTTTATATGTTCCATTTTGCATTTTTATTTCGGTTGTATCTTGATATCCGGAGGCAGAGATAGTATTAATATCTATTTCATTATCGTCTATATCATTATTAAGAGAATTAAGAATAAGTTTATTTATTTTTCCATTTAGGAATGGATTATTAGTTTCATTATAATCTAAAAATTTTATTCCATTGGAGAAAATTAGATTATTTTCTGTAAATAGACAATAGATTTTTTTGGAGGAGTCATAATTAATTTTATTTGAAAATTTTGAATCTTTAATTCGAATCCATTTATTTTCAAAGACAGCATGATTACCAGAAACGATAATATTTTTGTAATTATACATATCGACGTTAATACTACTAGCAATAAGTATACCTTCAACAATGTTTCCATTTGTTAAAATATCACCTATTTTGATTTCAGAAATTTTTTTTTGTTTACCATTATAAAGATCTATAGGAGTATCGCCATCAAAACAGAATGCAATACCACAGCCTGCGGCTAAAAATCCGAGCATTGCAGCAAGAATGGGATACCACCAAAAGAGTAATATAGAGATAGCAATGAGTGTATAGACGATAGCTTTCATAATATCTCCGATGACGTTCATAATAACTTCAAGAGTATTGGAGATTACTATCAAAAAATATCCAACCATTCGTTGGAGACCGCCTAATCTTCCCATGATATCATTAAGTTTGATTCCCATAAATTGTAGAGTAGACATTGCATCAGTGAATCTTTGTATCATTTCTTGAAAATATTGTAAAATATTGTTTCTTAAGTTATTAATTACTTTCCTTATCATATCAATAGCATTCATGATTGATTTGATTACAGATAAGATGATTTCAAAAATGAATAACATAGGTTTAAGAATCATTTTAAAAAATTGGGTGATCATTTTATTCACAACATAATTAAAGCTTGATACAGCTTTATAAACCTTATTTTTACTATTTGGGTCGTTTTCAATATCGGGAGATAAGAAATCAGCAAATGGTATAATGTATGGTTTTTCTTTATAATAGTTCCAATTTTTTTGAATATAATCTTTTTGTGAAATTAAAAAAAAATATGTTGTAACAAGAATAAATGGAAGAAGGATTATGAAACATAAAAATAGCCATAATAGTGTTCGAACCGGTTCTTCGTCAGATTTCATACTATATTTAAGATAGATAATTTTATTCAATTCGTAACTTTATTTTTTATTCTTTTTGTTATGTTTTTATTTTTTTTTTTTATTATTACAATTTAAAAAATCTATAACTAATTTATCACATTTTTTATTTGTTTTAAGATCGCTAACTTCTTCATAATCTCTAAATATTTGATCCTTGATGATAATAATATTGTCTTCAGTACAAATATGATATAAATATTTATGATTATATTTTATTTTTCGTGATAGTTTATGATTTTTTAATTTAATCCATTGACCATTTAAATAAATGATATTATCTCCATGTGCTTTAATATTTTTATATTTGTATATATTATCTTTGTTTGCTTTAAGAATAATTTTACCAATAATTTTTTTGTTATTAAAAGTATATTCTCCTAAGATAATATCTTTAATTCGTTTGTTTCCATTTTTCATTTTGATGAGAGTATTTTTATGAAATCCAGATACATAGTAGTTTTTATCGTTTTTATTAATTTTCATTTTTGCTTGATTGTTATTTAGATAATTCAACATATATCTTTTGATTTCATGATTAACAGTTGGGTCTGATGTTTCGATGTAATCTCTAAATAAGCAATTATTAGCTTGAATTACATTATTTTCGGTTACCAAACAATAAATAAATTTTTTTTTATAAGATATAATTTTATGTTTTTGTGTATCAAATATTCTTTTCCATTTTCCATTTTCATAAACGAGATGAGTTCCAGAAACAATTACTCCATTATAATCACACATAATAGCATCATCCACTAGAAATTTCATGAAACCAAGAACTTTTCCACCTTTTTCCAATTGGTCTCCAATTTTGATAAATTTCATAGATTTTGTTTTATTGATTAATTTAATTTTTGTATTTCCATCAAAGCAAAAGAATCTTGCAAAACCACCAATAGGTCCATTCCATGTACTAGAAACTGTTTGCATAGCTGTAAATGTAGTATATATTAAAGTTACCATAATACCCCACAATCTTTCAAAAATAGCTTTAATTTTGCTTATTAAGTATTGTATAGTACTAGCACCATCAGATATACGTTGCATAATTTGTTGGATAAAATTGAGAAAGAGATTTTTAAAGGTAAAAAAGAATTCTCTAATTTTTTGTATTTGATCTGTAAAACTTTTGAGAATACTGGATATAATATCTGTCATTTGTCCAAGAGGTTGCAGCATATCATTTCCAAGACTTTGTATTTTTTGGAATATGCTCATATTAAAATTGGTCATAAGACCATTTTCCATACCAGTATCTATGAGACCTGCAAAAGGTAGAAATAGTGGATTGTTTCTGTATTCCAACCAATTATTTTCTACATTATCTTTGACTCCAAATGAGAGAATAAATAGTGTAATAGCAATAAAAACAAATAATATCATACATATTAGAATAAAATTAACTAAATATTGACCTGGTCCTAAACAGATATTTACTGCTGATAGATTCATAGTAATAAATGTATTATTATAATATTACGATATTTTTCTTTATGATTTTAACCATAATTAATTATTATATTTTAAAAGGAATTTTATTTTTTTATTTTTTAATTATTTGTTGGAACATTATTCATAGTATGAAATAACTTATATAATCTTTTAATTAAATATTTTTTTGATATTTAATTAAAAGAATAACCTGTTATAATTTAGGTGCATTTTGGAAACCAGAATGGTTGTCTACATCCGAATTGTCTTTCGAGCATATTATGTTTAAAATCAGAGCATTCTGTTGGTATGATTTGTCCGCCTGCTTGGTTACCTTGATAGATAATATTTTTAATTTCATTATTTTTATAAATAGGATAATTATATGGTACAAATTGGATTTCATTTTTTGATGGACAATAAAGATATCGTATTCCACCAATAAATTTTTTTTTTTTATTATTCTTTTTGGATTTTTTATTATTTTTTTTTTTATTTTTTTTTATGATGATTTGTTTTGATTTTGTAGATCTTGATTTTTTTTTCGAGAAAAATTTTCGTGTTTTGTGTTTATTTAAATTTTTTTTTCCTACACTCATTTTTTATCTATTATATTTAACAAAGATTTTAAAAAGGTTTCTTAAGAATAAAAAATAAATAAAAATTGATTTGTAATTAAAATAAAAAAATTTCACCTAAAAAGAAGGATGAGTGGAAAATTAACCATCATATTAGGATGTATGTTCTCAGGTAAAACCAGTGAATTAATTAAAATCATAAAAAGATATAAAAGCATTAAAAAAAAGGTGTTAACTTTAAATTTTTCAAAAGACAAAAGATATAATAATGGTGATAAACTATATTCTCATGATTTAGTTGGAATTGATGCTATTCAAATAGAAAATCTAAAAAATGTTTTTTTGGATAAAGAAATTTATGAAATATATAAAGAAAGTGATGTTATTTGTATTAATGAAGGACAATTTTTTGAAAATTTAGTTAGTTTTTGTAATATAGCTGTTGATAATGATAATAAAATAGTTTATGTTTGTGGTTTAAATGGAGATTACCAAAGAAATAAATTTGGAGAAATAAATGATCTTATTTCAATTGCAGAAAAAATAGTTCATTTATCTGCATTATGTACATATTGTGGAGAAGATGCATATTTCACTCAACGTAAAATAGATTCGGATGATTTAGTATTAATAGGTGGTAAAGAGTCATATGAACCAGTCTGTAGAAGTCATTTTTTAAAGAAAAAAGAAGAAATAAGAATTTTTGTTAGTAAATGAAAGTAATTAAATAAAATAAATCTATATTTTACCTTTATTTGAAGATGTTGTATTATTTGGATCTTCAAATTGTTTAATAATAATTGTTTTTTTTTTTTGTAAGGTTATGCAAAGTTTTTTATGAAGTATTACAAATATATCTAGGAGTCCATGCAGTGATGTAATTAATCCATTAAGATAATTATCAAAACTTTTAAAAAAATTTGGTTCATCTTGTTTTTTTTTTCTTTTTTGGTTAAATTCATTAATTTCTTTAGTGCCTTCGGACATAATATTTTGTTTACTCTTACAAATAATATCTATGGTCGATATAATAGCTTTTATATAGAAAGGTTTTTCTTTATTACTTGCACCACCCATTTGGATTTCCATTTTAGAAATGGATTTTAAATTGGTTTTCATAGAGTGAATAATGTTACTAAAGAATTTTTCGATTTTTTTGAAAGGTAAGATAAGATATTTTGGTATACTTTTAAATATATTATTTTTGCGTTTATCAAATATATTTAAATAGCTAAAGTATGATGATATATTAGTTCCATCTTTTCCTCCTCCCGTAACTATTTTTCCTTTTCCCGAATTGTTTGAATTTCCAATAATATCTCCTTTTATATTATTAGTTGCTTGACTTGCGGATGCTAGTGCATCATTTGCTGATTCTTTCGCTTCAATTGAAAATTCAGAAATAGTTTTTTTAGCACTGCCCATTAATTCATTGGATGCATCATTTGCTTCAGAGAAAGATTTATTTGCTTCTTGCTCAAGTTTTTTGGACTGTTCATTTGCTGATTCGTAAATTGAAGATGCACTTTTTTCAATTCTTTCTAATTGTGTAATTGGTGTACTAATAATTTTTTCAGCGTTTACAATAGATTCTTTAGCGTTTTTTTTTGTATTAGATATTGATTTTTTAATTTTTTCTGCAGAATCCTTTAATTCATTACTTGTATGATTTAATGATTGTACAGATTTGTTTTTAACATCTTTTGAAGACCCTTCAATTTGGGTTTCGGTATCATTAATTTTTTGATTTACTTCTTCCAATTTATGATTTACTTTTTCAACAGATCCATCTGTAAATTCTGCAACTTTTACGGTTGCGCCAGCTGCTATATCGATTCCTTTGGATGCGGCATCAGTTGATTTTTCAATGACTTCAATCGTTGTTTTCTCAGGATTACTTAAGAAATTTTTAGATGTATCCTTAATATATTTGGCACTTGTTTTGATTCCTCCTTTTAGTTTTTTAAGTCCTTTTTTAGTTTTATTTTTACCTTTAACTAGAATTTTAGTAGTGAGATAGATTGATTTATCTAATATTTTGCCGCCTTTTTCGGAAACTTTTGTAGTATTTTTACCTAAGAAATGATCTACTTTTTCAATAGTTTTTTTTGTTTTTTTACCAGCATTTTTGCATCCATTTTTGGTTTTATCTTTTATAACATTAATTTGTTCAGCATTTGAATGAACAACATCTGATGTTTGGGTGGATACATCATTAGCAACTTTTTGTAATTCGTGATTAAATTCATTACTAGATTTTATTAGTTGATCAGTAGAAGTTTTAGCAATTTTCTCTCCAGTATGTATCAATCCATCGATCGTTTCGCCACCAATTTTTGCTGTTTTTAGAGTAATACTATTATAAGAATCACTAATAGGTGTATGAATAGGTTCCAATGTTTTTGTAATTTCTGTGCTTATTGCGTCGGAGGAATCGATTGGTAGAATTACGGGTTCTACTATTGCATCTACTATTTCGTTTTGTAATCTATTATTTCCAATATTCGATAATTTTAAATCTTCAGAAAATTCATCGTCGAGATCATCTTTAGTTTTATCAATGTCGTGGACTTCAATAAAATCACCACCTTTAAGATGATAATATTTTTTTTTTTTATTATAAAATTTTTGATAAGATGATGAATATTTTTTTTTATGAGAATTTTTAGATTTTTTTTTTTTTTTTTTTTTTTTTTTTTTTTTTTTTTTTTTTTTTTTTTTTTTTTTTTTTTTTTTTTTTTTTTTTTTTTTTTTTTTTTTTTTTTTTTTTTTTTTTTTTTT